CTATAAAAGCCCGCCGCGTAAATATTGCCTCCAGAGTCCACGCAAATTCGAGCAGGATTTTCGACTTGATTAGCGGCGGCTCTTGAATCGGCAAATGTTCTTTGCCATTGAATTGTGCCAGCATTATTAAACTTAATGACCGTTCCGTTAACACCTTCGCTAGAGTTATATGTTTGTGCTAGTGCATAACTATTGTTAGCGGTATCCGTAGTAATGGACTCGATGTTGTCGTATCTATAGTCAAGAGTATATGGGTCGACAAGCCCCATAAACCAATAAGAAATGGAAACTACTACTCTTTTAGCACTATCCATAATCCCTAAAATTGGGGTCATGATATATCGCCAAAAACAATCCAGTTATTTGCCGATAATTTAATACAAGTAGCGCCAGAGTTAACCGCACGAAGTTTAGGAGTATTACTGGTTGCTCCTGTGCTTATGACGGTAGTTGTTCCAGGAGTTACCGCACCAATGGTTGGCTGACCTGCTCCGCCAATCCAAAATACGCTGATTTCAGTTCCCACGGGGAAGTTAAATGTAGCGTCAGTAGGAATAGAAAATTGAACGCTAGAGGCGCTATTCATGGAGAATAAATTGCCAGCGTCTCCACTACCAAATGTATAAGCGGCGGTCTTGGCGGTATAGGTCACAGAAGGCGCACTACCCGTTGTTCCTTGAACACCTTGTGCTCCTGTAGCTCCTTGGGTACCAACCCCCGTAGTTCCTTGAGCACCTGTAGAGCCTTGTGCTCCCGTAGCTCCTTGAAGTCCAGTCGCTCCTTGAGCACCTGTAGTTCCTTGAGTTCCAGTTGAGCCGATAGCTCCCTGAGCACCAGTAGTACCTGTCGTACCTTGCGTACCTGTAGAACCGATAGCGCCTTGAGTTCCTGTTGCACCCTGGGTTCCCGTTGTACCTTGTGAGCCTGTTGTACCCTGCGCTCCTGTAGTTCCTTGCGCCCCAGTAGTTCCTTGAATACCTACCGCACCATCAAGGTTTACTGTCCAAGAAGCATATGTTCCAGAGCCGACAATTCTGTCATTAGTAAATGTAAGGGCGCCAGTTAATGTGTTATAGGCGCTTACAGTTCCATAGACAAGGTTAGCAATAGTATTGGAAACTACAACGTTTTGTCCTACTGAGTAGTTAAGGGCCGTTCCTACTGTGATAGTGGTAGAGCCGCTAGCGCTTAGAGTAAAGGATGTAGTAGAAGATGTAGCGTATTTGTCACTAGCAGTTCCTTGAATACCCTGTGTACCTTGAGAACCTTGAGCACCATTTGAACCGCTAGTACCCTGTGCACCAGTTGTACCCTGTGCTCCTGTAGTACCAGTTGTTCCTTGAGCACCAGTCGAACCAGTGGCTCCTTGAGAACCTGTTGTGCCTTGAACACCTTGTGAGCCTGTAGCGCCAATAGTACCTTGTGTTCCTACAGCTCCTTGAGTTCCTGTAGCGCCCTGAGTACCATTTGAGCCATTAGCTCCTTGAGAACCTGTTGTGCCTTGGGTACCAACTGCGCCTTGTGAGCCAGTTGTTCCCTGAACACCTTGTGAACCAGTATTACCAGTAAATCCTTGGGTTCCTTGCGTACCTTGTGTACCAGTATTTCCTTGAGCGCCAGTAACGCCTTGAGAACCTGTTACACCCTGCGTTCCTTGGGCACCTGTAGTTCCTTGAGCTCCTGTTGAACCTGTTGAACCCTGAGCACCAGTGGCACCAGTTGTGCCTTGTGCTCCTGTGGAACCTGTAGCACCTTGGGTACCAACTGCGCCCTGTGTTCCCGTGATTCCTTGAATACCTTGAATACCTTGCGGGCTCTGAACACCCTGAATTCCTTGTGTGCCCTGTGTGCCTTGAACACCTTGGTTACCTTGGATAACGCCCACGTTAATCCAGGCGCTTCCTTCCCATACATAAAGATATGGGTCAATAATGTAGCTATCACCATTAGTGCCTGTTGGGTGAGCTGCTTGTAGAGCCGCAAGGGTGGAGTAGGAGCCAAGAATTGTGACAGAAGTACCTGCAATACCTTGTGTACCCGTATACCCCTGGATACCTTGAATACCTTGAAGGCCTTGGATTCCTTGAGAACCAACAGTTCCCTGAATACCCTGAGTTCCTTGAGTTCCCTGTAGTCCTTGGGCACCAATTGCACCTTGAGTACCTGTGGAACCTGTTGCTCCTTGGAAACCAGTAATTCCTTGAGTGCCTTGTGAGCCTGTTGCTCCAGTAGCACCTTGTGTACCAGTGCTGCCTTGCAAACCTTGAATACCTTGTAGGCCTTGAATACCTTGTGTGCCCTGCACGGTAGGCACATCTACGTCAATAGTATTTTGCGCTGAATGGTACGTAAATGTAATGTTTGTGTTGGTGCCGCTATTGAGGGCATCTGCAACTAATTCTGTGTGAAAATATTTGTTTGTAGAACCTTCAAGAAGGTCGTCTGTGGAGCCTAAAGCTGCGCCCGAAACAGCATTAGCAATCTCTGTAGCTAAATCTGTGGGTGTAACTGTCGCATAGTCAAGGTCTCGCCAAGAGTGAATTCCATCGCCAATTTTAAATTTGCCCGTGTTAGTCTCAAAACCAATTTCGCCTTGAGCAAGCTCTGGGTTACTATCGTGCCAAGTGGTGGAGATACCACGACGTACTTGAATCTTTGTTGCCATTTAAGCATTTCCTCCATCAATTGGTTCAGTCCCACCAAAATTTGTGTTTACCATTCCACCGTCCATGTTGCCCGTATTTAAGGCGCTCCATGCGCTGCCGTCGTATACGTAAACAGTGTTCTCAGTAGTATTGTAATACAGTTCGCCTGCAGATGTGCCCGTAGGGTCGCTCGCAGCCGCTAGGAGACCTAGCGGTACGAGAAATCTACGGGCCATCTACTGTAGTCCTTAATTACGCGGTTACTACGACTCGGTAAGTAACACCTGAAGCAGGTGCTACAACAAAACCGATAGTTGCTGTTGTAGAGGTGATAGTTACGTCAGTCTCTACCTTAGCGCCAGTGCTATCGTAGACAGAGATTTCAGCATCTGCGCTACCCAAACCATGGGTAAGTGCAAAGCTGGTTGTTGAAGCATCTCCAGTAATTGTTGCTGAGTACTTACGTACCTTGCTATTCAACTGTGTCTGGATGTTAGAGGTCACACCATCAAGGTATGAAATCTCTGTTGAAGAAACAGTTGTTAACGAGCCCACAGTAATGAAGGAGTAGGTCAAAGCGGTGGCCAACATTGCCACACCTGCGTTGATAACTGAGTCTACAGTAAAGTGAACAGTAGTACCGTCAACACTTGAAGCAGTAATACTACCTGTGTAATCAACTGAGTTAGAAGTATCTACAATATGAACAGAGTTTCCAACTAATCCGTTACTGGCAGCAAGTGTTAATGAACTTGTTGCAGCATTAAGAATTGTTACATCTGGGTCACTATTTACCAGAACCGAAGAGCCGACTTTCAGTAGTTCTACTGGAGCTGAGCCGACAGTCAGTGTTGGGTTATTGAAGGTAGGAGCATCAATAACGGAGATTGTATTTCCGCTAAGTGAGATGTTAGTACCAGCTGTGTATTCACCAGCAGCAGAGAATTGTGTCCATGTATAAACCCCTGCGAGTGGTTCTACGTCAGAAAGAATCCAACCAGTCTTACCGTTGGTATCTCCGTTTTCTACGAATACAAAGTCACCCTTTGCAGGTGTGGCTTCGTCTGTAGCACGAGTAAGATTAAATACTCCTTCAGAATAGTTAATAACATAGATGCCGTTCTCGCTAGAAGTATCCTGGTTCTTGATGAGCACACGGTTGCCGACGCCTACAAAAGTACCGTCAAGAGTTTGCGATGGTGAACCTAGGTCAACGTTAGCTAGGTTAACGTTAGCAGTTGAAGCGGCTGCTACAGAGCTCTTAACATTAAGGCCCTGAGCAACTGCATCTACATAGTTCTTAGATGCGATAGTGTCTTGATTGACGATAAGCTTTCCATCGCCATCAGTAGTAAGACCACTGCCGTAGCTAACGCCAAGCTGATTTCCAGTTCCAGCTGCGATGGTGAGCGTATTGTCAGTATTAGCAACGAGGTCGCTGCCTGAAAGACCAAGGCCGCCACCGTAGCTAAGGCTAAGAGCGCCATGAACATCTACTGAGAGAGGGCCATTAACAGAAAGGATTCCAGCGTTTTCACCCTGTGCACCTTGTGCACCCTGAGCACCGTCATTACCGTTTTCTCCAGCAGCACCTTGAGCACCATCGTTACCAGCTGCGCCCTGAATACCCTGAGTTCCTTGTGCACCATCGTTACCGTTTGCACCCTGTGCACCTTGAACACCTTGAAGCATTGCGTTGTTGATGTCAAGGATTGTTGCAATTTGGTTGTCAGACGATACTGAACCTACATACGCGTGGTCTCCTGAAGCAGGATTAAGCACAATATTGTTAGAGGCTGTTACGGTGAAGTCACCAGAGCCGCCAACGTTTACCGTTGAATCGCCGCTCTTGAAGAAACCATCTGTAGATAGCTGTGACTCTACGTTAGAGTAGTTAAGGGTAAGGTTGCTGGAGCCATCAATAACGAAGTCGGTATTAACGCCAAGAATACCTGCGTTGTAACCTTGAGCACCCTGGGCGCCATCGTTACCTGCAATACCTTGGATACCCTGGGTTCCCTGTGCACCATCATTACCGTTGGCGCCTTGAGCACCGTCATTACCTGCGGCGCCTTGAGCACCGTCGTTTCCATTAGCGCCCTGGATACCTTGGATGCCTTGCGCACCTTCTGAGGCGTTAATCCAGGTAGTACCGTCGTAGGTACGAAGGTAGCCAAGAACAGTGTCAAAGTAGATTTGACCTGTAACTGGGTCTGATGGGGCTGACGCCAAGTTTTGAATGGCTGCATTTTGCAGTTCAAGCTTGTTTAAATCAATATGGGTAAGAAATTTTCTTGCCACTTTTTATCTCCTTAAGATAAGTAAGCTGTGCCTGAGATTGGATAAGCGAAGGTGAGAGTAAGGGAGGCCGAAGTGGTATACGAAATTTCTCCTTCGTAAATAATACCATCTGAGTCTTCGACTGTAACGTTAGGTTTAAAACCTAAGTTATGGTCAATGACCCATGTGGTACTTGCGGGGTACTTTGTATATTCGTAACTTACGCGACTAGGCGTAAAGTACAGGTTAGTTACACCTTCAGGGACAGCATCGGTAGATGAAATAGACACACCAGCAATAGCATCTGCTAATTGCTGCTCAGTTACTCCACCGCCGTTGGCGCCCTGTATACCTTGTGCACCCGTAGTACCTTGTGGACCTGCGGGGCCTTGAACACCAGTAGCACCTTGTATGCCACCAGCACCTTGGATTCCCTGAGAGCCAGTTGTTCCCTGTGCTCCTGCGGGTCCTTGGATTCCTGTTGCGCCTTGGATTCCACCAGCGCCTTGTATGCCTTGCGAACCAGTAGCTCCTTGAGTACCTATCGCTCCTTGAATTCCTTGAGAGCCCTGTGTTCCGTTAGCTCCTTGAATTCCTGTAGAACCTTGAGTTCCTGTAGAGCCCTGTATTCCAGCAGGGCCTTGGCTTCCTTGAATACCTTGGGCGCCTGCAATAGAGCCAACGTTTTGCCACGAAGAGCCGTCCCATACGTACAGTTCTCCGTTAACAAGGTACGCATCACCAGAGTTTCCTGTGGGATGAGCTGCAAGTAACGCTGCATATGAACTGTATGTTCCAAGGATAGAAACAGATTTTCCTGCAACACCTTGAGCACCTTGTATTCCCGCTCCTTGAATACCTTGCACACCTTGAACGCCTTGTGCACCCTGAATGCCTTGAGCGCCTTTAGGTCCGCCCTGTCCAACAACTACAACATTAGGCCCTTGTACATTAACGTTTTGAATTCCGCAGGTGTGGACAAGTCCTACACATCTACATCTAGTCAAGGGTCACCTCTTGCGTAGTAAATACTTGTCCACGCAAATAGGTGCATTCATATGAGGAGTCCGTTGGGTCAGTGGCTTGCAAGTCCCAAAATGCGCGTGGAGGCAAATATTGAGTGTCACTTGTAGTAAGAGATAGACGTAGCTTGCTTAAGTTCTCAGAAGTATAGGTAACCTCTGTAGTAAAGGTAGCGTACAGAGATGGGGCGTTTGGGTAGGTGCGAATCTGCGCCTTCCACTCAAGGCCAGTAATATCAAAGGGGAAGTCTACTTCTTCAGAGTATGAGTCGCCTTGATACAAAATAACATCTTGAATCTCAACATAGCTAGGAAATGGCTCACGACCCAAAAGGTCGTTTTGAATATAGACGCGCTCAGGCTTACGAGAGTCGTCAAACTCTTGCGCCATGTATACAGGGACAAGCTTGTTAGTCGTACGAGAAACGCGACGAAGCGTTCCCATCTCTGTACGCCATAGACCAATATTAAGCTGAGCACAGAGTTGGTGGTACTGGTCCCAACGGTTTTGAATTGTTTCGGTTAATTGGCGGTAGCGCTCAGAGCGCGGAATTGTCACGCCATCTGGTGCAGAGATGTCAATATCAAAAGAGGCATCTGTAGCAAGTGCCCAAAGAGCTTCGATAGTTGCCAAGATAGCTAGTGGGTATTCCTCAACAGGAGGAAGAAGCTTTACTGTCATCTGGCTACCTAATCCGTTAGTGCGCTGGTAGGTATGCTGAGTAACCGCAGTCTGAACAAAGCGGCAAATATCATCATCTGTAAAGTAACGGAAGACGTTACCTGTAATAAGAATTGCGGCGTTAGCAGGCGGAGTATGGACAAAGTGAATAACGCCTACATCTGGTTCTACTGTATACCCAGTAGTAATGGCGACAGGGCTACCGTTTACATTGACGGTAAGTGTGTACACATCGATAGGGTGGATAGCCAGAGGGTAATCTGAGGTGGCTCCATCCCCAGTAAAAGTAAGGGTGAATTGACGTGGCTGGTCGCCTAGCTCTAACCGTACGCGTGAGGTCAAATCAGCCAAATTTGCCACGGAAACTCCCTTACAACGGTATATCCAATGATGACGCTAAATCTCAAAAAAATCTCTACATACGAAGAAGGCGCCCCGAAAGGCGCCCACTCCAACTGCATAACGTTTTAGATAACGTTTGCTAGGTAACCTTTTTCTTGAAGGTGCTGAGCAACGTGCTTAGTAACCTTATACTTTTGGCCCTTTTTAAAGTTGTAGTTATTACCCGAGCCAAGGGTCATATTCTCGATATCCTCAACTACACGAATAACGACATCTGCGTCATTACTCAATACAGTTGGTTCATCTACGATAACTGTCTGACGGTCTGGAACAGTCGCGTCAACAACTTCTGTTTCTAGCTTAATCTGTGCCTCGGCTGTTGCCATAGACATAGAGCTTGCACGTCCTTGCATCTCTTCGAGGTTAGCTTCGACCATTGCTTCACGCACACGGCCAGTAACGTCGGAGGGCTTTGCTTTTGCTGCCATTGTATTTTTCTCCAATTTAATGTCTCGGGGTAAATAAGGGGGCGCTTTCGCGCCCCCCTTTAAGCTTTACTTAGTTGGTTTCTGCAATAACAACAGCCTGGTCAGTAATAAGACCAAGACCGAAGATTGAGTACCAAGCAAGTGCGTGCTCACGACCGAAGTCCAAGATACCGCCATCGCGGAGCTCGACTGGGAGTGAGATTGCGTGACCGAATGCGTTATCTCCAATGAAGATAGCTGAGTATCGGTCTGAAGCTCCGTTACCTGTGTAGGTAGCAGGAGTGGTGTAGCCTCCACCAGGAGTTACTGTTGGGTTAGCAACAGCTGTATCAGTGGTGTAGTTAGCGCCAGCGCCACCAGCAACCTTGAGAACCTGTGTGGTCTCAATGAATACTGTGTCGTACAAGCGGCCGATTTCACCGAGCATGAAGTTACCTGGAGCTGCGTACTTGGTGACTTCGATGAACTCAGGATTGTCACGGAGCTTGCGGCTCTGGTGTGGGTGAACGAAGGCGACGTAGGTCTCGCCCAACCGAGGGATGTTCTTGGTTGAGAGTGTCTCAACTGCATCCTTAACGGTGTGAGTTGTGAGGTTGAAGGTACCTGTCATAGAAGCACGGTTGGTGCCCTTGGTACCATCTGCGTACCAGTTGTTGACAGCTGACAAACCAGAACGGTCTTCACCGTAGATGGTTGAGGTAGCTGCGTAGAGGGTATCGCGTGAGAGCTGGTCAAGATAGACAGCCATGTTGCGACCCAAGAGGCGTGAAGCAGATGCCATAACATCATCGAATGATGCGTTGAGCAAGAGCTCAGACACTGCAAGTGCGTAGCCGTGTTCAGCAACAGTGATTGAGAACTGTTGTGCGGTCAACGCGTTGGTCTGCATGCGGACACCTTCGACAAGCGGTGAAGCGAAGCCGAGGTTGTTGTAACGCATGAAGTTGATTTGAAGACCAGGAGCAACACCGAGTTCAGTCTTCTTGACTGCGAACTGCTCGAAGCGAAGGATAGGCATAGCTTGGAACAAGATTTCCTTGGACCAGATTGTCTGAATCGCTTGAGTCAGCTGGGTGTTGGTACCTGAGTATGCTGTAGGTGCTGCGGCAAGATTGCCTGTACCTGTAATACTTGATGCCATTTAGCTTTAACTCCTTGATTGGATTGGATTGGGGGTTTAGTGTTATCCGAACAAGCCCTTTGTCTTCCCCTGAGCACCAGGGCTCAAAAGACGACTTCTGTATTTAGCATATTCTTGGACAGACATTGACTGA